TAACAGGTATGTTATTAAAATCTCAAAAAGAATTAAAATCAGATCAATGGGAAGTTATAGAGTTTCCAGCAATAATGCCATCAGGTAAACCTGTGTGGCCACAGTATTGGAAACTAGATGAGCTTGAATCTGTTAAAGCATCGTTGAGCTCTGGTAAGTGGAATGCGCAGTGGATGCAAAATCCAACAGCTGAAGAAGGATCGTTAATCAAACGTGAGTGGTGGCAAGTATGGGAGAAAGATTTTATCCCACCATTAAAACACGTCATACAATCTTACGATACAGCTTTCTTAAAAAAAGAATCTGCAGATTATTCTGCTATAACTACGTGGGGTGTATTTCATCCTGATGAAGATAGTCCGCCTAATCTAATACTATTAGACGCTTTCAAAGAACGATTAGAGTTTCCAGATCTTAAGAAAGAAGCTTGGGAGCAGTATAGATATTGGAATCCTGAAACGGTGATCGTGGAAGCAAAAGCCTCTGGTCTACCTTTGACGTACGAGTTGCGAAAAATGGGCATTCCTGTTATAAGTTATACTCCTAGCAAAGGACAAGATAAACACGCTAGGGTTAACGCTGTAGCACCGCTGTTCGAGTCTGGTGTTATTTGGGCGCCGGATGAAAAGTTCGCAGAAGAAGTTATTGAGGAGTGTGCATCATTTCCGTATGGAGATCACGATGATTTGGTGGACAGCACTACACAAGCAATAATGCGTTTTAGACAAGGAGGGTTCGTGGCGCATCCAGAAGATTTAAAAGAGGATTCACTTCCTCGTACTGAAAGAACTTATTACTAGTTATGATATTAGCAGCACCTTTAGTTATTCCATTTGCAAAAGCCATAAATCTATCAATTGGCACATTAGGTATGGCTGCACTCGCAGATAAAGTAAACGATTACATTGAAGCTAATCCAGAAGAGTCAGCTATGATTTTAAAAACACTTGTACCTAATCTAGGTATTGGTGATATTTTTATGAGCAAAGAAGATAAAATATCTTTGGAAGATTTAGATGAGATGACTGATGAAGAAGCACAAGATTTAACAAAAGAAGAAAAAGCAGAATTAATGAAACAAGCTGGTAAGAGTGGTGGTAAAAATAAACGTCAGACGATGATTGATCTTTCTGAAAAGTTAGGATTGTCTGGTCCAGGCAGAGAAAAACAAGATATCGAATATGAAGTTGATGAACGTTATGATGAGGGTGGTGTTGAAGAAGTAAGCAAACCAAAGTTTGATTACACAAAATTTTTTAGAAGACGAAGAGCGGACGGCGGTGCGATAGGCGTCGAGTCTTTGTTTGAAGAAAGAACTCCATTTAGATTTGGTGGTAGAGGATATCAAGGTGGACGTAACACAGGAGTTTCAAGAGGTGGTGGTCGAAGCGCGGCTATGGGAATGGGTGGTAAACAAAGAGGCGGAACTTTTAGTGCTCCAACTCCAACTGGTGGAAGTGGTGGCGGTGGTGGGAAAACTACTACAGTTACATCTACTAAAAATCCTTTTAGTCAAAAAAATTTACAAACACATTTTACTAACAATCAATTATTAGCTGATGCTGTTAAAAAAGGTATTTTAACAAATAAAGAATATAATATTTTAGGTGGTTATGATGCTACACAAACTTTAGGTTTAGGTCCTATAGATACAGGTGTAGCTTCACTAGCATACAATCTTGTTCAAAGCATAAAAGGTGATCAACCTTTTGGTGATATCATTGGAGATGTTTCCAGAAATGTAAAAGGAGCTACAAATATATCTCCCGAACTTCAAACAAAATATGAAAATATAATTAATCAAAACTTAGCAGACGGTGGACGTGTAGGTTATAGAGTTGGTGGTGCATCTGGTAGAGAATATGGTCAAACGTATGACTCTAGTAGAAAAGCAACAGACACCCCTATGTCTACTAGTTTTAAAAGTGATGGTGGTAGTAATAAAGTAATTGGACCAATTGAAAAAGCTATTATAAAAAAATTTGAAGATAAAATTCCTAAACCTGATAATGACCCTTTTAAAATTTTAAAAGATTATTCTAAAACTTTACCTGTTCAAAGTAATAGATTTTTTCCTATGTTTAGAACCGAAACACCTAGGATTAATAAAAATTTATTGGATGCAGCATTAACTGAATTAAATTTAAGTTATCCTCAACTAAATTTTACAGACGAATATGGATTTTATAATACTGAAAATATTAAAACTGCAGTAGACAATGCAGTTTTAAAAGGAGATATCTCTCCTATTGAAGGATTAAATATAACACGATCAATTACAACTCAAGGTGATCCATCTGCCGTTGGATTAAGTTATGATAATAGTTTACTTAACTTTGCTACTCCAGATATTAGTGAAGGAGATTATGCAGGTGGTATAAATTTAAATTTAGCGGACAAAGCAAAACTAACTGGTACTTTTGATGTAACAGACGATAAATTATTTAAAAAAAATATAGGACTAAATGTTGGAGATGGAGCTTTAAAATTAGATCAAACTACTTATCCTGGTCTAGATTATCAAAAAAACGTAGTGGATTTAAATAAAGATTTTAATTTAGCTAATAACTTAGATTTAAATTTAAGAGGCAATATAGAAAATCTTAGAAGCGATGGCTCTACATTTAGAACAGATAAATCTCTTACTCCAACATTAACTTATACAGGTGGTATTGGTGATGGAACATTTAAATTATCAGGGAGTAAAGAAATAATGGAGGGTGGATCTTATCCTAACGTTTCTTTTACTGGATCTTTTCCAATAGATCAAAAAACTTATATTGATGCAGATGGGCCAAAAACCATAGACAAAGGTGTCATTAGTTTAAAAGGAAGTGATTTATTAAGTGGCGACAGATCTGCAGTTTTAGGGTATGATAAAACCATAGGAGAAATTGGGGATAATTTCTATTTAGACGTCGGAGGAGAAATAGACTTAACTAATCCCGAAAATTATGCAGGTATGTTAAAATTAAAAAAAACTTTTAAAGACGGCGGTCGAGTCGGTTTTAACGTTGGAGGAATAACAGACCCCGCAGCGTTATCTATTTATAATTCTATGAACGCTTATGGTTTCTCTGATAAAGAGATAGCAGACGCAATCACAGCTCAAGGTTATGATGCAGGAACATTAGGACAAACAACTACCCCTGATACACCTACTACACCTACACCAAGCGAAGGTATTATCGGTATAGATTTACAAGAACGAGGTGGTGGATTTAATCCTTTTGGTCCATTGCAATCAACTTTTACAAAAGATTTAAGTGGGATTAAAGGATTTGAAGGGCTAACACCTTTTGAACAAATGAATAAATATAAAGCTCAAACACAAGACAATATGTTTGGTTTAGGTAGATTTTTCCAACCAAAAATTAGAGGCACACTTGGTAACCGATTACAAAAACAATTTCAAACAGGACAAAAACTTCCATCTTTTGCTGCAGCAATAGCAGGAGCTCAAAGTCCATTTAATATAAATTCTAAAAATTATAATCCTGACTTTGTCGATCAATTAAATTATTTAGAGGGTATGGAAGGTTTAATTGGTATGTCTAGTGTTGGTTTAAAATACGGACCTGAATCTGTGTTGTTTGGTAAAAATGTAATATCAGGTTTTGGTACAAACAATTATCAAAAAGCTTTGGAAAAATTTATTGCAAAAGCAAGAGGAGATAGAAAAATAAAAGCACAAACAGAATTAGATAATTTCTTAGCTGCAGAAAAAACAAGAAAAGAAAAAGAAGATAGAGAAAGACAAGATATGTTAGAAGCAGCGATTAGAACTAGAAGAGATTCTGGACAATCATTAAGTGATATTGGAAGAGATATGTTTACCGGCTCTGGTGGAGCTTTTGAAGCAAGAAAAGATACATTTAGTGGTGGTAAAGTAAAAGATACAGGTGGAGTCCCTGGAGGAAAATACGGTTCACCTAGATAAGGAAAAATAATGAATATAAAATATAATTCTGACATAGGAGCTTTTGTAAATACTGCAAACGACGAACCGGTAACACAAGCAGAATTACTAGAATGGGCTGCTGCAAATCCAGAGCCACTTAAAGAAGATAAGAAACCAAATACAGAGATACTCGAAGAAGTAATTGAAACATTTAACAAAACAGGATAGGTTAACCAAATGGCCACAATAGACAAACCATTACCAAATACAAAGACAACTGTTGAAGTTCCAGGAGAAGTGGAAATTCAAGAAGCGATCAAAGAAAACGTAGAAGAGATTCAAGAAAAAGGCGGACCTGTCGAAATAGAAATGACAGAAGAAGGTGGTGCTGAAATTTCTTTTGATCCAAAAGTTGCATCACAAGAAGGTGGACAAGATCATTATGAAAATCTTGCAGAGTTTTTAGGTGACGAAATTTTAGAACCACTAGGTTCAAAATTAATAGATCAATACAAAGAATACAAAGAGTCCAGAGGTGACTGGGAAGAAACTTATAGAAACGGACTTGAACTTTTAGGATTTAAATATGAAAGAAGAACGGAACCATTTAGAGGCGCTTCTGGCGTCAATCACCCTGTACTTGCAGAAGCGGTTACGCAGTTTCAAGCGCAGGCTTATAAAGAGTTACTCCCAGCTGATGGACCAGTACGAACGCAAATAATGGGAGATGTCAATGTTCAAAAAGAAGAACAGGCAAAGCGTGTAAAAGATTTTATGAATTATCAAATTATGGATCAAATGAAAGAGTATGAACCAGAGTTTGACCAAATGCTTTTTTACCTCCCTCTCTCAGGCTCTACTTTTAAGAAAGTATATTATGATGCTCTCTTAGGTAGAGCCGTGTCTAAGTTTGTACCAGCAGAGGATTTAATTGTACCTTATTCTGCAAACTCACTAGATGATGCAGATGCAGTTGTACACGTTATAAAAATTTCAGAAAACGAATTAAAGAAACAACAGGTTGCGGGATTCTACAGAGATATAGAATTAGGCAATCCGCCTATAACTGAAAATCAATTAG